AAAATATATTTATTTAATAAATGTTATTTTACAAAAAGTATTTTATTAAATAAAGAGTTTAAATGTATTGTTCTATTGTTTTTTAATAAATGTCTCAAAATTATTCATCGCAAAATACTTTATTAATGAACAATTTGATAACTTATTATAAATCAAATAATTATCTTGATCGTATGTTACAAATTATAAATGGCGACGTGAATATCTCTCTACGCATCGTTGATTGGTTCACTACAAATTATGCAAAAAAGTTTTATACTGTCTATGATTTACCTACGAATGGGAATCGTTTTAAGGTCTATAATGATTATAAATTAAAATTGCGGTCGTATTCTAAGCGTCGTTTTGACCCTTTCTGTCGATGGGATCGTATCAGTATCCCCTATAAAAATGATAATCATCTACAGACAACCATCGGTCAATTGAATTTTTTTAAATGGGCTTTTGAGAATAATGTCATTGATTATATTGAGCAAAATTATTCAGCTATTGAAAAAGACATGAATAGTCGTAATAGCACATCTAAACGCAAAGTGCAAGCAGTTTGTAATCAAAAAACAAGGAAAAAACGCGAAGAACTTTCTATTTCGGCTTCGAAAACAATCAAAAAAGAAGATGTAGAGATTGTTATTAAATTTGATTAATTGTATGTTGATTAATTGTATGATTGAATGTTTTTTTTGTAAAAAACTTTATAATATGTTAATATTTAAAAATAATAATTTTAACATAAAGTAATGGGTAATAGTATTAGTTCAATACGAAATATTAATTTTGAAGATATGCAATTTGCCATAAATGAAAAAGATAATAAAAATCAAATGCATGATTATAATGACCACTATCAAAAAACCTTAATTATTAATACATTAGATGCTTATCAACAACATTGTCTAATTGTAGGAACCTTAAATATTGAAATGGAAATTGAAATACTTAATATACAATTGAAAAAAAACAATGATGTTCGTATTATTATTTATGGTATGAATGCAACCGATAAAACATGTATTACAAAATACGAACAATTATTAAAATTAGGGTTTTGGAATGTATATATTTATACAGGAGGGCTCTTTGAGTGGCTTTTACTGCAAGATGTTTATGGCAATGAATTATTTCCGACCACATCGACCAAAGTGGATTTACTGAAATATAAAGGACGACGGCAATTGAACATGAAGATGCTGGAAAATTAAAATAAATATATTACACCTTTGGACATTTAAAACGCCGATTATTTACATAAAATTGATTTAAAAATATTAACATTTAATAAATATTAACAAAATGGAAATTGTAACACAAATTAAACAAATTTGCGTTGAAACTGATAATGAATGGTTCTTAATGCACGATTTTCCAAAAATTGCTTTGTGCGATTTACAATTAAAAGAAAAACTTGAAAAAGAACATATATTCACATTTAACGAAAGAGAATGCATATGTAACACAAATACAGAAGAGAATTGTGTAAGATGCGATATAGAAATGGTAAGGCACGAGGAAATTGATAAATTAAATTTGGCTAAGCATTGTAACAACATTTATAACTACGATACAGAGTGTTACACTAAAAGTATATGGATTATACCAGACAAAATTGAAGATAAAATTCCTGGATTTATATTGATAAAATGTTGTAATGGATTTGGCACGGGCAATGAAGATTTTACACACGAATTAGTATTTGCTTGTGTAAGACCTAAGTATAGAAAAAAAGGTATATTAAAAAATATGGTAAATAGCATTCCAAAAGAATGGAATATTTGGTTGGAAGCAAATAGTAATGAGATTGAAAATGTTGAAGATATATGGGAAAAATGTGGATTTCAATATAATACAACCATTCATGGAAATCTAATCTATAAAAAATCGGCGTTTTACACCTTTGGACATTTAAAACGCCGATTTTCTAAACCTTGTAATTCTTTAATTTTCGTTTTCTTGTTTTATTTTTCACATATACTACATCTCTATTATATGCTCCCTTAAATATATTTTCATACTTTTCTTTTGGTATTCCTCGTATTACACTTGTTATATTTGCCTTTAATTTTTCGTGAGTTAATCCTTCACCTTCCTCACTTTCTTTATATAATCGTGATTTCAACATACTAAAATAATTTTCAATACTATTTGTGAAATGTTGGTAAGGGGCAGCATATAATATTTTATTGTGTTTATTTACTAAATCTTTTATCATTTCGTTTCTATGACTACTCGCATTATCCAAAATAATAAGTTTATTTTTGTATTTATTTGTTATATGCGTTTCTAAAAACTCATATAATCTATCTGCGTTTATTCCACTTTTTTCATACAATTCCCAACCTAAAACACCTTTGGTAGAAATAGCAAATATTCCAGTATATTTCTTGAATACTTCTTGTGATTGCGTTTTTATTATACATCGCTTTCCAATTTCATTATAACAATGATTTCGTTTTTGTAATGATTTCACACTCGTTTCATCTATACAAATAATATTCTCTAATTTATATTTCTTTACTTCATCATAAAACTCCTTTATTTTTTGGTTAATATCAATCTCTTTTCCAAATCGTTTTGTTGGTTCATGTCGCACACGAGTAATTTTCAGTGTAATATTATTGTCTTTTATCACTCTACCCAAATGCCTTCGTGAAATATCAAATGATGGGTATTTTTCTTTTACTTTTACGAGTAAATCTTCCATAGTAATTGTTTTATTTTTCTTTATTTCTTCCAGTATGTATTTCACCTCATTTTTATCAATCTTATATGCTATTGGGGGTCTATTGTTCCGTTTAATTTTTCCGTCTTTTTTGTATTTATCTACCCAACGCATCAAACTTCGTGGAGAACATTTGAATATTTTACATACTTCTTCTTGTGAGTTGTCTTCTGTTAAATAATAATCAACCGCAGATAATTTATAATCTTCACTCTTATGTGTAGGCATATATAATAGTAAATTATAAAATTGAAAATAATTAAATATAAATATATTTATACAAAATAACAAATGAGTAAAATACGAAACAAGTGTGAACACGAAAAACGAAAAGATAGTTGTATTATTTGTAATGATTGTGGACACGGAAAATTAAAATACAATTGTAAAGAATGTGGAGGAAGCCGATTATGTAAACATAAAAAATTAAAATATAACTGCAAGGATTGTGGAGGTTCTGGATTATGTAAACATGGTAAACGAATATCAAGATGTGAAAAATGCGGTGGTTCTGCTTTTTGTGAACATGGAAAAGAAAAACATGGTTGTGTTATTTGTAATGATTGTGGACACGGAAAATTAAAATATTATTGTAGAGAATGTGATGGTTCTGCTTTTTGTGAACACGGAAAAAATAAAACTATATGTAGAGAATGTGATGGTTCTGCTTTTTGTGGACACGGAAAAAAAAAAAGATATTGTAAAGAATGTGATGGTTCTGCTTTTTGTGAACATGGAAAACAAAAAAGATATTGTAAAGAATGTGATGGTTCTGCTTTTTGTGAACATGGAAAACAAAAAGAACGATGTAAAGAATGTGATGGGTCGCAAATATGTAAACATGATAAACGAAAAGAACGATGTAAAGAATGTGGAGGACATGAGTTGTGTAAAAATGAATGGTGTGAAACAAACGGAAATATCAAATATGAAGGATATTGTATGCCGTGTTTTGTGAATAATCCAGAAAATCAAGATAAACCGGCAATGAGAAACTATAAAACAAAAGAAAAAGATGTAGTTGACCGGATAACACAAACATTTACCAATTTCACTTGGGTTGCCGATAAAAAAGTACAACATGGTTGTTCACGCCGTCGTCCAGATTTATTATTAGATATGGGTTCGCATATTATTATTGTGGAAATTGATGAAAATAAACATACTAATTACGATTGTAGTTGTGAAAATAAACGACTAATGGAATTATCACAAGATTTACAACATAGACCAATTGTATTTATTCGGTTCAATCCAGATGATTATACTAATCAAGACGGCGTATTAGTAAAATCTTGTTGGAAATTAAATAAATTAGGAGTTATGCAAATTATAAAAACCAAACAAAAAGAATGGGAAGAACGAATAAAAACTTTGAAACAACAAATCCAATATTGGATAGACAATCCAACCGAAAAAACAATAGAGATAATTGAATTGTTTTATTAGGAAGTTGTGTGCTTTGCTTCCATATGTAATTATATTTTTGGATTTTTTAATTCCGTTAAAATCGGCGTTTTAAATGTCCAAAGGTGTAAATGTCCAAAGGTGTAAAATAAATATATTAAATTAATAATCAGTCTTTATCCATATTTGAAATAGTGTTGTTGAATCTAGTTCAGTACTAAATAAACATTGATATGTTGGAGGAAAAATATAAGGTGATACATTTTTGGGGAAAATAAACGAAACGCTTTGTGCGAAATTACACGCAGCATCAATATATTCATCCACCTCATCTACTGGCGGAGAACCAATAACATGTATATCGTCAAACCAAAGTCCTGATAAAAATGTTTTATTAAACTTATTAAAATCTAGATTTAAAAAATTTAATTGTTTTACATCTGGGTTCACTGGTTCCTTATCATAAAATAAAGGAGTTTTAACTAAATTATATGATTCTTCTATAAATTCACCATATTTGGCCGTAAAATCAATGATAATATCTTTATCGTATGAAATATGTAAATGATCTTTTATATATTTAATACATTGTTCAGCGCGTTCTTTAGTTATTTTTAATGTCATGATATTTTGCTATCTTATTGTATATAGGTATTATAAGTTTAAATTATTATTATATATATTATTATAAGTTTTATATTATTATAAGTTTTATATTATT